AATATATAGTAGTTAGTCAATGCTAACATATCTATTAAGAAAATCCCTCCCTCTGCACTCGGTAGGGTAGGGGAGTATAGCAACATATAGAATAAACAACCCCCTCTGTCGAGGGGGTTGTTGTGGTTAAATAGCAGTAGTGGAAATTTGCTGAATGTTTGTAGGTGCACCCAGTTTTGAGTACTTTGTAGGGTCAAACCCGTTGATGAATCCAAACGTACAGTTGCCCGCCCCAAACTGAACACCTGATGTGTAGGCGGGCGATATATTCCATCCAGAAAGTCGGGTAATAAAGCACCACTCCGAACCGACAAATATAGCCGGTGCGTTTTCTCCATGTAGGGTCTTGCGCACTACCGTAATATCGTCTACGATGGTTCCAATGCCGTCGGAGATTTGAATCGGACGCGATACATCAATAAAAGTGCAATGACTGATAGAAACTGCCATACATCCTCCCTCGATGTAAATACCATTCATGGGAGCCGTCGCGAGGAACTGACATGTATTGATAACAGCTGTTGATTTTACCAGGCGTATGCCGTATGCCGGGGCGTTACTATAGCTGTTTAGAATATGTACTGCGCCATGAAGACAATTTGATAAGTAAATACCGGTTTGCGGGCACTGGTCTGCAATGAAACCATCAATCAGAATGTCCCAAACCGTTGATGGGGTCGAGGAGGCGTTAATCCATATGCCATTGGAGTTGCTGCATTCGCAGTTGCTGATATAAATATCTCGAATATCGTTGGAAGAATCAGCAAGGAACATCCATCTATCCCCGGTAGCACTGCCGAGGCTGGAAATGCAGTTTATTGCGCGGAAAGAGGCGTTGCCGGAGATACCAGTGGCATCCGTGGAACTCTCTACTAAATGATAACTTGTAACAGGCTTAGAGGTTGTAAGGGCAATATCATGTATAATATTGCGCACCTGCATATTGACAGTATGCGCACATTCTAACACCTTTCGACAACCGATTATAAACATATCCTCAATGAAGAATCGCTCAGAATACTCCGAAGTAAAAGCCGCGTCTACCGCATCTGTTGTACCGATAATAACGCCATTGCGAAAAATAGTGCGCTCCACATGGGCTGTATTACTGCCGTTAAAAATGAATTTGCTGTTGGCAGTAGTGAGCTTAATAACACACCCCTGCAAATCGTATGTTGTGTGCGGTTGAAGATAAATATTATTACTTACAATGTATGTAGTATCAGTGCCCAGTCCAGCATATGTAGCAGGACGACCAAACTTCACTGTACCCTCATAACCGGAGAGATAATTGCTGATAGCAGACCCTAAATCGCCCTCATAATTAAACCAGTCAACCAGTACAACGCTATCTGTCATCTTGATTGTGCCGTTGTTTGCTTTACGGAAATGACAGCTAGCACCAGCAATTGGTGCGGTGATGGTTACTGTGCATGTGGTCGCAATCAACATTGCGTTGTACGCAAAATAGGAACCGGTCAGTGTGACGTCCTGATTAATATTGTATGTGCCATCCGGGAACAGCAGGGGAAGACCGGATGCCATAGCACGCCTAATTGCCTCCGTATCATCCGCTAAGCCGTTGCCTAATGCACCGTAGTCCTTAACGTTAGCAAATGCACCAGAGGATTTGTCCTCAATCTGTTCTTGTAATTTTTTATCTGCCTCAATACGGGCCTGTGTCTCATTGTTAATATCCGTCTGAAGCAGGGTGTCGGCGTCCTTCCGGGCCTGTGTCTCATTGTCAATATCCGTCTGAAGCAGGGTGTCGGCGTCCTTCCGGGCCTGTGTCTCATTGTCAATATCCGTCTGAAGCTCCGTGTCGGCGTTCTCCCGGGCCGTTTTCTCTGCGCTCAAGCCCTCATTAAACGTAGTCACAAGGTAGTGCAGAACTTCATTTGTGGAGCTGCTAACGCAGTTGGAGCCGGGCACATAGGCATCACCGGCGATCATTGCTCTTGTGACACGTACCAGCGCCCCGTTTACCCAGACAAGATCGTTGACCGCTCTTGCGGCTGTCGCGGTGGGGCTATGCCCCTCATCGTTGGGAGTAATGGCCTTTTTGACATCGGCCCAAAGCTCGTCGAAATTGCCAATTTTGGTCCAGAACTCGGTACGATCCAGAGAAACACCGGACGGCACCGGCTTTACGGAAAGATAGGCGTTGCCGTTGCTGTCCACTACAACGGTATTTGCCTCATACTGGCTTGTGATGTTCCATTGAATCGGGTTTGCGTACTTGATCGTGGCTAGGCTGACGAAATTCGTCAGTTTGGTATTGAATTCGTTCAGCTCGTCCATAATCCAATCAAGATTGAGATCATGGAAATTGGTGTAGGGCGCTCTGTGAATAGGATTAATATTCATAATCACATCTCCTTAATATACCAGCAAACAAAAATTTGCCCGGATGTCCGTAACGATTTTATGGACTGCATTTTCCATTGCAAGGGTCAACTCTTTGGCAATAAGGTCTTGCGGGTCCCGTCCTGCCCGGCCCTTCTCGGTCACGGTGTCTTTGTAGCCGTCGTGCAACTCCGAAGTATTGTTATCGGTGGTGGTCTGATCGGTGGTGGTCGTGTCCGTGCCGCTGCTGGTAATGGTGTTTCCAGTTCCAAGGGCCGTTGTACTCTTTTCAGCGGTTTGCAATGTCCCGCTGTCAAACCCCGTAACGTCCCGGGTGGTGCTGTCGCTGCCGGTATTCTGGCCGGTGGTGGTCAGGTTAGGCGCTCGGGTAGTTGTTCCCTTCACGCCGTTTGTGCGGTTGATTGTGCCGCCGCTGGTTCCTGCATGGTCGGTGGTTCTGGTTCTGTCATCGGAAGCCAAAGCATCGTATTTAAGGCCCAGCGCCTCGGCGTACCGGGTCCAGCTCGGAAGCATGGTTTCAGAATAGACGCCTAGTGCCCTGCGCATAGTGGGGCCATCCGCGTACAACACCTCCAATTCCAGCGTATCAAACAGTAATTGATTGCAAACAGCGTCTTTAGAGACATTGTTAGGGACTTCCAAGTCATCGAACAGTTTTGGGTATCTTGCCAACAGGCCGTTAAAGCTCAATGTTGCGTGCATTGTTGTTCACCTCCTGCGTATTAGTATCGGGCGGAAAACGCCAATCGACCCATAAAGTAGATTTGTCAATTCCAAAGAGCTTGTGGACCCGCTCGCACCCATGCTGCAAGCTATCCAACCATAGCGACGCTTTGGCGGCTGTCTCAACGTTGTTAGAATTGACTTCGTCGGTCAGCATCCGCTCTTTCTTGCTGGTGTTGGTGTTAGGGATGCCGACTTCCGTATCGAACAGGGCTTTAATGGTTTTAAGGGCTGTCAACAGTTCGTTGGTGATGAAGTTCCCTTTAAGGTCTGTCGCAAAGTACATCCAAGGGGCTTGCCCGGATGCCCCATTCTTGGGCGCTTTGAGCAACGAGGAATCCACAAACACGGCGGGGTCGCCCTGCATGATCTGGTCGAACATCTTTTTAAAAGATTCTGCACCGGCCTTGTTACCAGCGGCAAACACATACGCCAACCGGCTGTTAATTAAATTGCTCTGGATGGTCTGGGCAGCAAGGGCCATCATATCCCCATAATAGGCCACAATATCCACCATACCGCGGTAATCGGGCTGCAAATTGATGATCTCACACTGCTTTCCGATTTGCAAATAGGGGGACCCTTTGATAAAAGGGTTTGCAATGATGGAGTGCGTGGGATTATAAAAGATGTTAATGCCGGTCAACCCCATTCGGTCATATACCAGGCCGTAACGGTCAGTATTGAACACCGTAACACCGCCCGAGCCAAAAACCAGATATTGTAAGCGGTTACTGGGCCAGGTATCGGGCAATGTCCATCGGACCATTGACACGGCCTCAAGGAACAGATACTTGCGGAAATAATAGGATAAGCTGTTGCCCTTGGTGTGCATCACGGAGGGAGTCACCGGCGACACATGAGCGTTGATTTGCTCATAGCTGTAGGGCGCACTCATAACAGACGACCTCCTTTTGCCATTTTTAACAATAACCAAATTGGCAACCTACCGGAGGGCCACGGACCCGGCCCGGGACCCGGCCCGGGACCCGGCCCGGGACCCGGCCCGGGACCCGGCCCGGGACCCGGCCCGGGACCCGGCCCGGAGTCCCATTCCACTTCCCATGTGCCGACCTGATTCGGGATTCTGATAATGGTGGACGGGTCTCGCAGGTTTCCGGCGGCGTCGGCGTACTCCCAATGCGTGTGGATGCCCGTCGCGTATCCAGTCTGCCCCTGTGTGCCAATAAACTGACCCTTTGTAATCGTGTCGCCAACGTTCCAAATCTGCGAGGCAAAGTGCGCGGCGCGCCAGGTGGTGCCGTCGGCCATTCGCACTTTAATCATATTGCCCCATGACTGGTCGCCCGAGGTGCTGCCATTCCAGTGCTGCGCCACGACCACAACGCCCGCCTCGGGCGCGTAGGCTTTATGATTACCATGCACCGTGTCAATGCCCCGGTGGGGACTTCCGTCCGAGTACGCCGGATAACCGGCGGTCACTCTGATTGGCGACACATCAGTAATACACTGTTTATATACTGCCATTGTTTACGCCTCCTACTCTAAAAAGAATCCATTTTTCATATAGCTTTTGACGCTGTCAATCTCGGCGGCTGTTGCGGGCAACGCAATATCGGGGTCGTCTACCATAATAAAACCCGGGATACTGAACAGCTGCACCCGCTGACACAGTGGGCGCCCATGCTGCTCGTTGTTGTCGTCCACAAGAATTTTAAAGCGTGCAACTATATAAGGAACCGTATCAAAAGCTATTGTAGACCCAGTGGCGCCCTTACTTGCAACATCAGCATTGGTTGCCTGCGCAGCATTTAAAATACCGTTTCCGACGTCTGAAATAGAACCCCCTGAAAATGCTGCTTGGAGACCTCCGAACGCGGCAGCAATACCCGTTTGCAGCAGTCCTCCGCTACCGGATGGTATATCAAATGCAATATTTGAAAGTTGAATAGATACCCCGAGTTTGGCGGTTGTCTCATACACTAGCTGATTTGTATTGGTTAATATACGCAAGATGCTGTCGCCGCTGAAAAGGTCCACCACATATTGTATAGACAATGTGTTGGCACCCCACAATTTAGATGCGTCTAGGGGAATTACTCCAAATGGTTGCAAGAAGATGGTGTAGTCCGTGTAGGGGGACGCATTGCAATACCCTCCACGACTTGCCGCTTGTGGGTGCTTTGGGATACCCACACTTACCGATTTTGTTAAATTGTTGTTATCTGCTCCCAAAATCCAGCAAGGGACGTCTACGGACCACCACCCAACATCTACCTTGGAAACAAGGGGCAAATGCGCGGTGAGTTCGGTAACATCAAATGGAAAGTAGTTACAACTTACGATATACTGATACGGATTAAAAAGTACTTTTGTTAAACTATCGCTAATTTCTGCATTATCAATACTAAGATATGACACATCGGTTAGCAATTTAGCAGATAGTTTTTTAGCATTTACAGGAGTCATTACTACATAGGTAATGGCACCAATGGAATTTGCAGCTTTGGCTATAAACCCGATAACAAAAAACCCCCCGCTTATTGTTTCGGAAAAACCACCTTGAAAAGCGCTTGTCACACTCCGTACTTCGGCTGTTGCTGGATATAGGCCGTCTGAAATGGTGCCGTTATACTTTGCCGACGATCTAACCACATATTCGGTAGAATACCCGATCTGGTCTCGGTAGCTTGCCAGCGTGTCAACAGTCAGCGAGGCCTTCCAGAGACCATCTGAATATGTCCAATTTTTAACCCAGTAATACCGGCTGAATGTGGGAAGGTAACAATAATTGTACCCGGTGGGGTCGTTTTGTGTTGCAATCTTGATCTCGGGGTCAATGATGTTGCATGGGGCTTTAAGGTCAATTCCGAACTCCTGCCCACCGCTGGGCCGCTTTGTGCTGTTTGTGCGCTTTGCAAACTGATAAAAGGTAGCTTGCATTTTGCACCTCCTATACAATAACCGGCGGGCAGATGCCCGCCGGTACCGGTCAGGACTTAGAGGGGTCCTCGTCCTTATACGTGGTGGTTTTCAGGGTGGAGGCTTTTGTCGCCTGGGAGGCGCTCGGCGCGGTAACGTCTCCGGTGGTCATCAGGAAGAGCACGGCGTTCTCGGTGAAGTCATCGTACCACGACCACCCGTAGTGATACCAGAAGTTCGTATACAGGCCGCGTGCGTTCATGGGCGTAGAAACCACGCGGGACAGCTTCGGAGTGTATCCGATGGCATCCCAGTCCAGCAGGCATCCGAACACATTGGTGAGCTTCACCGCGTCACGCTTGTAGGCTTTCCCGGTAGTGTCGGTCACGATAGGTGTGGCAGAAATGGTCTCGCGCTCGCCGATGTTCTGCCAGAACGTAACCTGTTCGGCATCGCGGTATTTCAACATGTTGTCATGGAATACCTCGGGAATCACGCGGGCGTCGATCTGGCTCTGCGTGCCACTGTACAGATAGAGGTGCTGACGATCATAGGGGGTGTGACGCATGATGTTGTACGTCGTTTTGTTGATCTCCCAGTTCTGATGCCAGTTGATGGTGCGTTCCTTCATCAGGCGGGAAATATCGTTGATACGGCCATAGGCATATTTGGCAAACCCCGGGAAGTTCGCTTCCTTATACACGTCCTGAACGGTCAGTTCCGTGCCCTGCTGGGCGTTGTACTCGTCAAGCAGATAAATGACGCTCTTCGGGCTGGTCGCAGTCATGCCGGTCAGATGATTGGCCATCAGGTTGTTGGCCAGGTTGCGCCGGTCTGCCTCGATCTGGTTCGACAGATGCAGCACGAACGAGGACCAGAACTGCGCCAGTTCCTCGGGGCCTTTGAAGGCCGCCTCCATCTGGGTATCAGCCTGCGTGTACACGCGGCTATAATTGGTCTGGCCGTAGTAGTTTGTCTGAAGGACTTTAGGCTTGTGGACCTCGTACATATCCACGCTCTGGCCGTCCACCAGCGCCCACGCCTTATCGGTGACGGGGTCAGTGTCACAGAAATTGATCTTCCGAACATGGTTAGACCAGTCGTCGCCCGTCACCTGCAAGCGCTTCAAGGGCGCATCGTAGGGGCGCACGGCAAAAATGGTACGTCCCAGCACCTGACTGAACGCTTTGGTGTAATTGTCGGTACCGGTCTGCAACGTGGCCTGCGCAACAGAAACGAAATCGTATGTGTTCACGATGGGCGACGTCAGCGTCTGCCCGGTGGCCAGTTTGTTGATCTCTGTCAGAATTGCGGCAATGTCCACAAAATCCATACCAATGGGCATGTTATTTCACCTCCTTTCCATAAGTCGGGTCGATGATTCGGGCCGTCACCGTTGCGGCATCTGCCGCCGGCTGCTGCTGGATGCCAAGGCCCAGCGCGTTTGCCTGCAACGTCTGGGTCATAGTCTGCATTGCTTGCGCACTGGTCTGCTGACCCTGCAAAATCTCCCGCAACAGGGTTTCGAGGCCGTCGTACTGCGGCGTGGGCTGCGGCGCGGGCTGCGGCACGGGCTGCGGCGCGGGCTGCGGCGCGGGCTGCGGCGCGGGCTGCGGCACGGGCTGCGGCGCGGGCTTCTCCATAGCTTCGATCTCTGCTTTGGTGTATCCGGCCATTGCGAGGGCCGCTTTTTCACTGATTTTCAACTTTGGTCGCCTCCAATACAACGTAGATGTCATGAGCCAGGCATTTGATGACCTGGTCTTTGTCTCCTTTTGTGACAGGACCCACGGCGCAGCACTGCCGCGTGTGGGCGACGTTGGCCCAGTCACTATAATAGGTAACGTTCAAACGAGTGCACAGGTCAGCCAGCAGAAACGCGCGCTCGTTTGTTATCGACTGGGCAAAAATGATATAACAACCCATAGTCAGCTCTCCTTCTTGATGTCGTCCAGGGCAAGCCGCATCTCGGTAATAGCCGCAGTGTTCTCCTTGACAACGGTATTACACTGATACCACATCAGCAGAAAAGCAGCGATAGGAAACCCCACATTAGAAATAGTCTGAATCACAGTATTGGCATCCATTTTGTGCACCTCCCTTACAGATACAAGTAAATCCCAGGTTCTGGCGCTGGCTGACGCATGCCCGCCCCTTCTGGGGGCTGCCTGTGGGCACCTGGGATTAACTTTAATATATACTAACCGTATAAAAAAGTCAAGTACCGCAATACTCGCGGAAGAAAATTTCATCCGAGTAGCGCTCGAATTCGAGTTGCCGCTGCAAGTACGCGGGCCAGATATACCCATACGCGGCCCTGAATCGTTTACGCTCATAATCGCCGGTGCCGTATGTGGGCATCTCGCCAGACCGATGACGACACACATAGTAGAGGGGTTTACTCTTATGCTCATAGATGCAGCACCGCCCAATTTGAACAAGTGGGTAGTATTCCCGGAGGGGCCGGGATACGACAAGACTTTTCTCCTCGGCACTGTACTGGTTTTCAATAGCGGACCTATAAAAGTCCGTTCCGGTCATGGACCTATAGAGGGCCGTATTGGCTTTCTCTTTTGCAATAGGGCTGTCCACAAGATCAATCAAAAGGACGCCTTTATCAGCCAACAACTTGACGCGCTCTTTCTTGCCGATCATCTTTTCAACTATATCGGTGATTTCCCACTGCATATAATAGGGGTTTGCCATGCCTACAGCGTTTGACATACATAGCAACGTCAAGGGCTTTTGCCCTTGCAATTCGCGGTTACGGTTGACCGTCTCATAAATGTTGGCAAGGCCTACACCCTCGCCCCGCCGGTAATAGTCGGACTCTTCTTTCTGGTATTCGTCCAAGATAATTATATTGGTATGGGGGCTTGAAAAACCACGGGTACGAGCAAGAGTCACCACACTACCCACTACGCCCGACATCTTGGCCGGTTTTATGGGCGCTCCTGTATCCGTGTAGGCTCCTGCATTGCCCACTTCATACAGTCCCGCTATTTTGGGCAATTTGAACGGGGCGTAATGTGTTTGCAAATCGTCGTTCAACGGAGACCACGGCCACATACTGGGCGATGCACAAATAAGTTCCGCCTGCTGCGGCGTGCGGCGCAGATATAGAAATTCTTCCTCGGTCTGATGCACGTGCTTCAATGCTCCATAAGTCTTGCCGGTACCACGTCCGCCCCAAATAAAAATAATAGATGCTCCGGTGGACAAAATGCCATCCTTTTCAGAAAAGTTCGGCCAACCTTCATCAGTGTACAGTTTAATCATCAAACAACCTCCATAATCTTGTACCCCAGTATCTTTGCGTATTCGTCAGTAATACCCAACGTGTAGGTATTATCACAAATACACAGGTTTCTTGTTATATGTACCGTATGCCCGTCAACCACAAAATCGGGCACATTGGGCCGGTCATTATAAATAACCTGATTTCCGGCGGCAAGACAGAACGTAAAGCCGGGCTTGAACACCTCAAAACCACCCCAAAGGGCCAGCTCCAAACCGCCTTTCCGCTTGCTAACTCCTGCTATGGTAGTAGTAATTGGCCCGCCTTTTTTATAGGTAGTAGCGTATTTTTTTGCGCCCCACGTCATAAACTCCGCATAGCTGCGCTCTTGCTCATACACGCCCATGTAATGAATATTGCCTTTTGGGTCTGTAGCGCAAGCGCCGTTGTCTTTTGCAAGCTGTTTCACAGATTTGTTAAACTCCGCTAAATCAATATTGCCCATGTATTTGACACTGTCCGTGTCGCAATAAACGCCATTTTTGCCCGCGGCCCATTGCGCTATTTTTAGGCGCTTGCGAGTGTGAGCCGTTGTCCATACGCCCCATTGGTAGGGCAGAAACAAGTGGGGGCAGTGGTCGTTATAACTGCCCTCCGGGTCGTCGGTGCATTCGCTCCAAAGATTGTCGGGGTCGTCCTCGTCAAAAAGTGTGTCCAGCTGCAAGGGGTCTTGTGCGGTCATGCCGTAGTAGCTATTGAGATCACCCTTGGCCTTGACATAATACAAATCTTGTCCGGCCACACCTTTAAGAGATGTCTTGCCGGTATAGCTCTCTTTTACACAATCCGTCAAGGGCTTTGGCAGTTTGCCATAATCGGACGTGTACAGGTTCAGAACGTTAAGGGCGTCCCAGTCATATTCTTTGGCAATGATTCTAAAATCTATATCGGTAATGGTGATCTCTAAATGGTCAGCAGACAGCAGACGTCCATTGTCGTTAATGTATCCTTCACAATGCCGAACCTTCGCAAGGGGGATATATGGGAACCCCCACCACTTGAAACGCTGACGCAAACCTTTCACTTGCAAGCGCGTCAAGCAAGCCTTGCCGTGCCTCATACATTGCATTAACCTCTCTACGGTGGCCGGTTCCTGCCTAAATGGTGTCATAGGAAAATAACATTCGCATTGAACGGCAGGATAGGCGCTTGACATATCCACGGAACCAACGTTATCCAAATGGAGACCTACATAATACCGATTCGCATGGGTGTCACCGCCCCGGAACGCTTCCCGTAACATTTGGTAAAGGTCCCATGACGGCAAAAGGCACTTGACCCGTTTAATGCCCCATTTATACATTGCTTCTCGGGCCATCCGCCGGACGTAGCCAGTGCGCGTTAATGGTAGAGTGTACAGGTCATCGCCATCTCGGTTCATCTCGATTAACAAGCACTCCACAATACACCTGACATCATTGATACAGTACGCTAATTCTGTAGACGTTAAGGGAGTCCATGGGTACCGAACTTTTGAATAATCAAGTGCCCCGGTCAATTTTGCATGAGGTGCCCCCAGCTGTTTGCCCCAGGCATCAAGGGACAAATTGCTGTGCCTCATACTACAACGGTACTCAATGGCGCGATTGTCGCATTTTAAGACCCTACGGGGTTTGCTGGCAAACACATCACCCGGGCCAAAATCCAGAACACCCGACAAATATTGAAATTCATGTGCAAGATTGTGAACGTACATGCACAAATACCAATCACCTTGCGGGCCGCTGTTTGCTTGCAAATAGTCGCTGATTGCTCCCGTAAAGTTCAGCCACTCGTCCCACGTCCTACCAATAATAGTAATATCCAGACCGAGTTGACACTGCCAAATATACATTATGGTGTGGGGATTGTCGTTCGCATCAACACATACTCGGCTAGTCTCAATATCAAACGCGCACGGCATATTCACATACAAACGCTTCTTGTTCGTTTTGCGTTTCTTGCCTTTTGTGTGTTTGCGGTCTAAATGCTCCATAAGCCACGGGACAGGGTTATAATTACAAGCCTCCGCCAAAACCTCCGCGCAGGTCGGCGGAACTGCTGCCGTCGCTATAGTCCCATTCTTTGCCATAGTTGACCTCGCCTTGCTGCCACTTTGCAAAATCGTCGATACTGACATTGTAGCCGCCTTTCTCGCACCAGTACATAACCGGCTGATCAGACGGATAGTAATATACGCCCGATGCTTTCACGATCTCCCACCACTCTGACAGAGCAGTATATTGATCTTCGGGCACGTCGGCTACATCAATACCACCGACTTTCATTTTTTGCTTGAATTCCTCACGGGCACCGCCTACTGTGGAACCTTTAGAACGCACAAAACGCGCTACATCCGCAAGCGCCTGTTCCAATGCTTTGCGGTCTCCTTGCATTGCCTTTAGGGTTGGGAAACCTCCGGCAAATTCTTTATAAACATCGCTTGTGCCGCTGATGGGGTCTTTTGATAGGCGCTTAATACGTTTCTGCGCAATGTCACGCAGTCGGGTATATTCTTTGTGCATCTGATTATCAGGCCACGATTCCAATGCATAGGGGGTATACAGCTCGACACTGTATTTAAGGGTCGCACTTGCTTTAGCTGCGCCTACTGCCATGTTTCTTGCGCTCCTTTCTATCTAAGATCATATAATACCAGTCCAGAGGGTCCGCTTCAATGCCCAATCCGTTGAAAATGATTTTGGCCCATTTAGAGCGGAAAAACTCAACATCATTGGTTTTGACTCCACTATATACAATGGCCGTTGCGAGGTAGATCAAAGAGTCGTCGCAGTTAAGCAAGGATACTCGGTTATCTTTACTTTTCATGGGGCCTCCTATAAAATAAGGGCGGCCATAGGCCGCCCACCGTCAAAACGGCAAATCCTCATCATCGGGCAACGGGACAAATTCCTCACTCGTCTCCCGCGTCGTCTTCGTCGTCTTCGTCGCTCTGGCCGGAAATAACCAATTCCGGATAACCCTTGTCGTTTTCCTCGACGGTCAAAACGACATTGCGCAGGGTAATCTTCCGCATCCAGTCGGAAACGGTCTCTTCGGGGTCGATCTTGACGGACACAGACGGCGCATCGTATTTGCCAGATTTCAGCCACATCTCACCGTCATCGATCTGGACTTCGTCCTCAAATTCGGGCAACTTAATGTAATTCATGTTTGATTTACGGGACTTGCTGGTGCTATTCTTGTTGTTACGTTTCATCATGGTAGTTAGTTCCTTTCTGCCCTGTCTCATCAGTACCGGGCGGGCGGTCCCGGTAGACGGCCCGGAGGCCGTTTCAACTTATTTTTTGTTATATAAGGAATACATGGCCCTCACCCCATCACGCACACGGGCCGCACCCTGATACATAAGATCGGCTGAAACGCAAGTCCCTTTAAAGCCCTCAAGGGTGCGTACTTGCTCGTTGCAATGGATGAGTGCTTGCCTGTAACCGGCCAACCAGGCCCGATCTTCTGCGGCTCGGATAGCGTCCTTTGGGTCCTCATACTCGCAGCACGTCAACGTGCCGTTGGGGTGAATTTCGATGATGAATTTACGCATTTCCATTTGTAGAGTCTCCCTTCTGCCGTCCAAACATAATCATTGAAAGACTGACAAGCACCTTAATACTGTCGATGATGTCATCCTCGGTCAGTTCTTGCAGGTTCTTTCATTGTCTATATTATACCATACACTAAATTGTATATATTGCTATTTACATTGTAAAAATTGCTGTACTCCCCTACCCTACCGAGTGCAGAGGGAGGGATTTTCTTAATAGATATGTTAGCATTGACTAACTACTATATATT